ACACCTCCTAGTTTATGGCATTCACATCATAATGATGGTGATACATATGCGTATATTTTACCAATACAAGATGCGGGAATTTTGTTATACCAACGTATTCTGGGAATTGTGTTAGGGGGAACCGGGGGTTCCCCCTTGCCCCCTCACCGTCCTTCGAGGAATTCTAATTCCTTACCTTTTCCCATCATAAGATTTCTTGAATAAAAACTGTTATAATCTTCCTAGGTTCCCGGTGGATAATGCCGAATCGTGTTGAATTAGGCCTTATTTAGTTGGGTTTTGAAGAGTTTGTTGTCCCTTCTAATAGCATATTTTCATTATCTGAATAACCACGTTCGCGTTTAAATTTAGTGTATTTTATTACGTTGTCTTTTTCCATAGTAGTTAAATAGTACCTAGACGCATATATGAGTTTACAATTGATGGTGTCTTCATAAATACATTCGATATGTAAGTCCTTCATTTGGCGAACTTGTTTTAAAAATTTAGAACATAAAAAAATGTTTTCTTCTTCAAAATTGAACACAATGACACAGTGGTTTCGTTTGAATTTACAGCCACCCTCCATTTCGTATAAATAATAATAGTACTCACATGAAAAGTCAAATGCCAGTTCAATAATATCTCTCTTTATTTCCGAAAGATTCGGGTGTTTCACCATGTCAATTGATATTTCTATGTTATATCCCATTTCTTATACTACTATAATAAACAAATTCATGCGAATATAAAAATCTTATGCGTTACTTACTTGATAAGTTATTGACCTTATATAAATCTCATTATCTGTTGTGTAATGAGATTTATAAACCTATTTCAAAAAAACCGTTTTAGTATTTAATTAAATAGTAGACACCGTAGTTAAAAGGACGGGATTCCACGGTATCAACAAATACGGTTTCAGGGGGTACCGTTGTAACATTAGAAGTATTTAACCAAGACGAGTTAAATTGAGACGTCGTTGTTACGATAGGATTTTTATGTGTGGCGCCATTTGCACCCAGCATTTGCTCTCCACCACCGCTTGATTTTGAGGCAGTATCACCAGCCTGTATAAAACAATGGTCGTGTTGTTGGGTTGCGTGTGGTTGAATACCACCATCACTTTTACATTTTACGCTACTATTGCCACTAACATCAATAGTACTCACTTTGTTTCCTGGTGCGGATGGACCATTATATCTAATATTTACACTTGTTCCACAGCCATTATTTCCAGAAACATCTTGACCCCCACAACCTCTCAAAAATGCGCCTTGTAAATTGGGAAGGTTAAAACCAGTACCCGTTCCCCCATAGATTGTTCCAACTGTATTATACAGATTCATAAATGCATTACTAACACCATTATAACTACCAGATGTAGTTAGTGATGAACCGTCACACCACAAATATCCAACTGGGGCATTTCCACCTGTATAAGTTGCGCCGTTATCAGAGGTTGTTGGATTTGATGGTTTATTCTTGCAAACATATGATATAATAGTTCCAGCAGGAACAAATGAGTTCGACCCACTGACGGTCAAGTTATCGACGGTTAAACCACCCTTAACAGTTGCCCCACTATTCAACGACGCCTTTCCATTGACAACTAGACTATCTGTTGTCGCACCACCCGTAACTGTTGCCCCGCCCTTTAAAGACGATGTACCATTGACAACTAGACTATCAGTTGTTGCACCACCCGTAACTGTTGCCCCACCCTTTAAAGACGATGTACCATTGACAACTAGACTATCAGTTGTTGCACCACCCGTAACCGTTGCCCCACCCTTTAAAGATGACGTACCACTAACAAGTAAACTATCAGTTGTTGAACCACCCGTAACCGTTGCCCCGCCCTTTAAAGATGACGTACCACTAACTGTCAAATTGTTATTTGATGTTAAACTACCTTTGAATGTGGTTCCCCCATTCATAGAAACATCTAATACATCACAATTACTTCCATCTACACTAACTGTAAATATACTAGTAGGTTTGGATGAACCATTTTTAACAGTTTTTGTAAAAGCAGAGTTTAATTGAAATGCGCTGCACGTAAATTTCGCTGTTCCATAACCATATAAATCATCGCAATTGCCATTAATATCACAAACTATATTTGTTGTGTTATTAGCGTTAGTAACTGTTACCTCATTAGAAGAAGAAGAAGACATTAATTTATAAATTAGTATAAGATAATAATTTACTTCAAACTTTTTAATTGTTTTTTAATATCATTAATTTCTTTGACAATAAGTGGTATAACTTCAGTATAGTTTACACTTAACATACCAGTTTCTTTATTTTGTTGAACTAAATGAGGATAGTACTTTTCCACATCTTGTGCGATAAATCCCCATCGTTTTCTCTTTGTTTCATCACTTTTGAATTCATATTCTTTTGGTTCAAAATGGTCTAAAGTATAATCGCAAGATAAGTCTTTAATGTTGGTTTTTAAACGAAAATCCGAAAGTTGATTAATATCCGTTGTCGTAATATTACCAGTTGTTGTCATATTACCTTGTATTGTTAACACGTCATACATTGTGTCACTATCAATACCAATTTTATTGGCAGAACCATCAATCGTTAAACTTATTCCGTTAATAATACCCGATGTTGAACTATTTCCTGGTTCGCCTTGTGGAATGGAAAAATCAAAAATGGCATTTGTACTTGTTCCTGAATTAGTTACTGATGCTTGAACTCCTGGACTATATGGCAGAGTAGTTGTTTTACCAACTTGAACAGTCGAACTAGTGTTGGTGCAGTTACAGTTTCCTGCGTTAGCATTTTGATTTGCTAACGCATACCTACGGATCATTCTTTTGTAAACAGCGCTCTTTGAAATATAACCAACATTACCGTTGCTTCCCAATAACATAATTTGTAACGTCATTTTTTATAAATATACAATATTATATATTTATAAAATTTATTTTTACGCAGTTTCATAATTATTATTTTTTTACACTTGTTGGCATGGGTTTTATTCCGATTATGTGTAAAAACATAGTAACATTATTTCTTATTACTTATTACTTATTTACGTTTTCCATGTAACGTCCGAATTTATATTACCACTTGTGTTAATATCACCTATAACATTTAAAGCAGTGTCTGTACTAGTTGAACCAGTGCATTTACTTTGACCAGAAACTATGTAGCCATTGAATTGAACGTTACAGTTAAAAACAACGGTTGGTTTGTCCTGTGAACCTGTCTTGGGACTTACAAAGTAAATTAAACTACTAGGATTACTGTTTGTGTTGAAAGCAAAAGTAACACCACTAACGTCAAATGAGGTATTTGGTTTATCAATAACTATATGACCTGATATTGTTGAAGAACCAGAAGGACCAGTCGGACCTGTATCACCTTTTGTGCCAGCAGAACCCGTGGAACCTGCTAGACCAGTGTCACCTTTTGCGCCAGCAGAACCCGTGGGACCTGCTAGACCTGTATCACCTTTTGCGCCGGTGGGACCTGCTAGACCAGTGTCACCTTTTGCGCCAGCAGAACCCGTGGAACCTGCTAGACCTGTATCACCTTTTGCGCCGGCAGGACCCGTTGGGCCTACAGAACCGGTATCACCTTTTGCACTCGTAGAACCTGCTGGGCCCGCAGGACCCGTTGGACCCATGTCACCCTTTGCACCTGCAGAACCTGCTTGACCTGCTGGGCCTGTAGGACCGACTGAACCTTTTGCGGATGAAAGAGTAGTTCCATCAGCAAAAATAATTCCGCTACTTTTACCTGTCGTTGTTGAATCAAACAAAATGTTTGCTTTGTTTGTTAATACAACTCCATATTCACCGCTAGTGGGGGGAACATATGAGTATGAAGCATCTGCTCCACCATAATAAACCGTATACGAACCAACTTTTGACATTTTATAATAATGATAAATATTTTTTTTTATTAGTTTATTTTCATTCGAAAACGATAATCTTACCTAGATTCGTTATTCAAATAAATAAATATTACAACTTGTAATGTTTACCGATAATATAACATTCAATCAATGTGTAATATCCTAAATAATATTCACGACTTTATATAAGATGTCTTTCCGAAAATATGGAGGATTGGGTAGAAATGCCAAGAATAATATTGTGAGAAACGGAACAAGTATCGCGGATAAACAATATATTACAAATACTTTTGGAGACTTGAATTCCAAAATTGTTTCTCAAAGTCACTTGGATGTTGGTGGAAGTTCCTTGATGAATGTTGCGAATATCTATTATCCAGATGGTTCCAAACAGAGTGAATATGTAGAGCGAATACAAAGTCTTGAAAATCAAGTGAAGACATTGACAAGAATGGTAAACCAAACTTGTATGACAAGTTCTCAACTTAGTAGGGAAATGGGTCTAAGAGTTTATCCAACATCTTATAAATAGGGGGAACCCCCGGTTCCCCCTTGCCCCCTCCCCGCCCTTCGGGGAATTCTAAATCCTTACCTTTTCCCGTGATAAGATTTCTTGATGAAAAACTGTTATAACTTTCCTGGGTTCCCGGTGGATAATGTTGCTTATAAATAAACTGGGTTTGGGTTCCCTGCTAAAATAATAATTATGAATTTTATATAATTATTATTATTATGTCATCATTTCGAAAATTTGGAGGATTGAACTACGCACCTAGAAATAATATTACGCGAAGTCATTACTCCAATTCAGATAACTCCACTATTTCAAATACTTTAGGACTACTCAATAGTAAGATTGTATCTAATAGTCATTTGGATTTGAGTGGAAGTTCAATCTTGAATTTAGGTGGAGTTTATTTTCAAAATGGTGATGAGTTGGTAAATGGAGTATATACAGGTGACTTAGAGGTTACTGGATCATTAACCGTGGATGGTTCATTAAATTTCAGTGGGGACTTGTCTTTTTCTGGAAATGTAAGTATTGGTGGGTTTTTGACAGTGAATCATGGAATTGAAACAAGTGGTAGTTTTACATTGAACGCAGCAACATCAACAACAAACACTTCTATCAGTTGGACTGAACCAACGTTGACCGATGTATTAGGTTATATCGGTTGTGGAAATAATAAAATGTTTTTTGCAAATCAAAATAATACAGATGGGTGGAGTTTTTTGAATTCAGGTGGACAAGTATTTGGGATTGATAACTATGGAAATTTATCGTGTGTAAATAATATCAACTTTACAACCAACGGAACGAATTCGAATTCAGTACAATGGTTATCTTCCACAGGAGACGCATTAGGACTAGTTTATTATTCAGTTTTGGACGATAATATGGTTTTTGATGTTGAACCAAACACATCATTGGGTTGGTCGTATCAAAAATCAGGAAACCAAGTTTTGGGGATAGACACATTGGGGAACATGGATGTGTGTGGAAACATTGTGATGAGTGGAACATCGGGAACAAATTATTTGGAATTTCCAGATGGAACGAAACAATATAGTGCGGCTGGTTCAGCGAGTTCGTCTGCGAATAGTTTTGTGGTAAATACACAAGGCGCACCTTGTCCTGGTGCGGGTATTACGAATGCTTATAACACAGGAGGTTATGCGGGTCAGTATTTTTCTAATGTAAGTTATTCGTATATCAATTTATGGATAGATTTTCAGACATTTCCAGAAGGTGGTATAAGCACATATAACGATAGTGTATCGGTAGAATATAAGATATTCTTTGATAACTGTCCTTCGGCAACAACACCATCCAACTTGTATGGTGAGTGTTCGGGTGTGATTAAGTTATTTCCAAAACGGTTTGTTGCTAAGTGGGG